TCTGAGTCATATTTTTCTAATGAAAACTCAACATTACCAATTTCTCTGAATATATAATTTCTTAATTTTATAACATTTTCAACATCTAATTCTTCAATTACATCTTCATAAACATTATTGGTTGAATCATAAAAATCTTCATAGTAATCTTCACCTAATACGTGTTCTGCAACATCTTTTGCCGTAGTATCGCGACCACGATCATTAAATAGTTCGGCAAGTTCTTTAGAGTCTCTTAAGAATAGGTAATAACCATCTGATCTTCTTTCAACATCCCTTAGAATATTTTTAGTTATCCATTCCAACCAAACTTCAGGATCCTGTTGTATTTTATATAAGAGAAAATCATTCTCAAGAAGTTCTGGTATAGATCTATATTCAAATTTATCTAAAATTTTTGTTTTAACTAAAAAATCAAATGAGGGTACGTTATTATAAGGTATGTTGGATAAGTCTAACTCATCAATTAAACCTTTTCTAAGTATAAAACTTAAAAATACCTCAATCCTATTATTGAATATTTTGGATATACCATTCCAATTATTATTATTAAATTCTTCAATTAGTTCTTCAATATCATTCATAACTTATAAATATAAAAAAAGGTGGAAAATACTTCCCACCTCAACTTTTTAACCAATAACCACCGATTACTTTTTGTTGTAATACTTCTCAACAATTTTCTTTACCGACTCTTGAACCGTAGAATGATTCGTTGCTGGTTGTTTAGGAGCTTGTTGAGGCGCTTGTGCATTTTGTTGATTCGCTTTATTTTTACATCCGCATCCCATAATATTTGTTTTAATAGGTTTATTTAATTATAAATATCTGATATTACACATATTTTGTAAACCATTAAATATTTATTGTAATATGAAAAAAGTTATAAGAATTAATGAGGGTGATTTAATTAACATGATTAAGAATATTATTATTGAACAAGATGATAATATTGAGTATGAAGATTTCACACCACAAGAATATATTGATCTATTAAAGTCTGTTAATTACAAAGCACAAGCGATTCCTAAGTTTCCTGATTTCAAGGGTAAAAAAATAAGAGTTAATGGTAGCTTATCTTTAATTGGTTTAAAACAAATAACTAATTTGGGTGAGTTAATTGTGACTGGTGATTTAAATGTTCGTTCCACAGGTATTGTAAGTCTTGAAGGTGTTACAGTTGGTGGTAGTTTAAGTCATTGGGACACACCGTATCAAAAAGAACTTGATAGAAGAAAAGAAATGGCTTTAAGGGCTGAAGCAAGACAAAGAAGAGAAGATGGTGAATGGGATCTAAATAATTCTAATATTGATAAAGAAGGTTTAATGGCAAACGCAGTTTTTGACTATATGGTTCAAGAAGGTGATATTGGATATTTAGATGGACCAGAACGTGAAGAATTAGAAGATTTAGAAAAAAGAATGGAAGAACTTGAGGAAAGAATAGATAACGAGGAAGATTCTGAAATTGTTGATGAATTGGAGATTGAACAAAATGATTTGCAATCCGAGATTGATGAACTTAAGGACAAAGATAATGATGTGTATGATTTAATACCTGAAAGTTCCCATTATGACTTACATACATTTAGGTCAATACATAATGATGCTAGTGGTTATGTTTATGCGGTTGGAACTGAAAATGAAGCGGATAGTTCTCTTAAAGAGTATTATGATGAAATGGTAAATGATTTAAGTAATTTTGATAAAAATACTTTATCTTACCATATTGATGGTGACGAAGTTGCAGAATATTATGAAGACGCGGTTCGTGAATGGGTTATGGACGATCCTGAAAATTATGATGTTAGTAGGGAAACTAGTGTTAAACAAGATAAAGAAATTGAAAAATTACAAAACCAAAAAAGGTCACTTCAAACCGAAAAATATTTAATTTCAAGTGGAGCTAGATCTCCTCTTATAGAGGAAGATATTGAAGATTTAAAATACTTCAAATTTAATGATTATATGGATAATATTTTAATTGTTGAATGGTCTGAAAATAAATGGCAAATTTACCAAAACGGTAAAAAAGTTGAGTCAGTAACTTATGAAGATGAAGATGAGGATGGTGAACATGAGTCGGATAATGAATCAAGGGTTGAAGAAATTGAAAGTGAAATAGAAGACATTGATGTTGAAATACAAGATATAAGAGATGACCCAGATGGTGATTTAAATGACGATGAGGTTGAAGAAGCCGTTGAGGATAGGTTAGGAGAAATTAGAGATGACCCAATGCGTTGGTTAGATCAAATGGGTGATGACTATAATAATTTTATAGATAGACAAAGTTTAATAAATGATTTAATAGATGAGAATGATTATAGTGTAATAAGTAGTTACAACAATGAATATGATACCGTTTCAGTTAATGATTCAATTTTTGTTGTAATGAGAACTGACTAATACCTTTACAGAATACAATTATATTATTATGTTTATGGGTAATGGCAAGAAATAAAAAAATAGAATTTGTAATGGACACCGATTGGATGTTTGAAAAGCCAATTGATAGGGAACATAAGGAATATAAGTTACTATCATATTTCCAACGTATGGGTGAAAAGTTAGATAACATGGAACTTTACCCTGGATTTATAGAATTATCATTACATTTAGCAAACATACAAACACTTATCAGGGATAAGAAAATCATATATACAAACAAGAAATTTAATTCAGTTGATGACGAACTTTTAGTGAAAGATCTTAAAATTAAAAATGTTCCTGAGATGTCAAATGATGAGTATGAAGAATTTATAAAGATTTTACAATACACCGCACCAAGAATGACTGAATATTTCAATATTGCAAAATCTGTGTGGACATTAGTTTATGATAGTATTGAGGCAAAATACAGGAAGAATAAAAAAGAAATTTTATCTAACAAAGGTTTCTTCTTCCATTTGGATAAGAGAGACAACAAGTATTATGTTTGGGAGTATGAAGTATCTCCGGCAGCAAAAAAATCACCAGAAAATAAGACAAATGTTAAATTAATTTATTGTGATGATAAAAACAAATTGACAATACCAAAGATAATAACTACATTTTCTGAGACCGAAAACAAAACAAAGTTACCGGTGTTAGAAATGATTAGTAAAGGTGATTTCCCAATTGAAGAAACATTATTACCATTATTTAAAAGAAAAACAATAATGTTAATTAATCAAACGAGAAATTACAATATTGAACAAGAGGACAAGAAAAAAGAAAAAGAATTTTTAGAAGATTAAAAATGGGTTTTAACAAAAGATTTTTAAAGAAAGAGAACATCCTTAACCACCTTACAGATATTATGAATTATTTAGATGCCGACGCAGTATTGTGTACGGATGAATTTTCACGCAATGTCTACAGGATGTTTAATGAGGGAAAAAATGAGGAAGAAATAATAAAATACATAAATAAAAATAAATGAAAGTTAAGTTAGAATATGTGTGGATTGACGGATATATACCGGAGCCAAACCTTAGAAGTAAGATTAAAATTGTGGACTATGAGCAAATTAAAAATTGTTTAGTTCTAAATAATTTCCCTGAATGGAACTTTGATGGGTCATCAACATTACAAGCGGAAGGTAACAGTTCTGATTGTATTTTAATACCTGTTAGACATTATTTTTGTGATAATACAAACACAATTTACGTGTTGTGTGAAGTAATGAATTCTGATGGTACACCACACGAAACTAACACAAGATCAAAACTAATTGGAGATCAAGAAGATTTGTGGTTTGGGTTTGAACAAGAATATTTTATCTACGATAGAAATAACAAATGTATTTTAGGGCACAATGAAAACAACTTGGAACCACAAGGTAAATATTATTGTGGTGTTGGTGAATATGTTGCAGGAAGAGATTTTGTTGAGGAACATATGGATATGTGTTTAAAATACGGAATTGATATTACAGGGATCAACGCTGAGGTTGCATTAGGTCAATGGGAATACCAAGTATTTTCAAAAGGTAAATTAAAGGCGGGTGATGATTTGTGGATGACCAGGTACTTTTTATATAAAATCTCTGAAAAATATAATTATGGGGTTAATCTACATCCAAAACCAATTCAAAAAGGAGAATGGAACGGATCTGGACTTCATGCAAATTTCTCCACAGATAAAATGAGAAATGATGGTAACGAAAAATATTTTATGTCATTATTTAATGCGTTTGAAGTAAGACATGAGGCTCACATTAAAGCTTACGGGTCAGATAACAATCTTCGTTTAACTGGTAAATTTGAAACACAATCAATTGATAAATTTAGTTGGGGGGTTTCAGATCGTGGGGCATCAATTAGAATTCCAAGAGATACCGCAAAAAATTGGAAAGGTTATGTTGAGGATAGAAGACCTGGATCAAATGCTGACCCATACAAAATTATTAAAGAAATTGACATATCTTTAAATACTACCGATCAAATCTACGATGTTAAAATAATGATGAGTAAGGATGTTGATATGGAAGGTCTTAATGAAAAATACGGAACAATTTCAAATGATGAATTATTAAAAGAATATAGAGAAGAATAATTATTATGGCTAACGGGGTACATAAAATAACTGAAGACTTTGAGAAATCACTATGTGATTACACCGGATCACCATATGCAATTGCGTTAGATAATATGAGTAACGCAATATTTTTAGCGTTATATTACGAAAAAAATATAAAGAAAAGTTTAACCACAGATAAAATAGACTGCCCTTCAAAGACATACCCATCAGTTCCGTGTGAAATTATTCATTCAGGATTAAAAGTTAATTTTACACCTGTTGAGGGGGACATGATTAAAGGTGCTTACCAACTATCACCAAGTAATGTATGGGATTCTGCCTTGAGGTTTACTGCTGATATGTATATTCCAAAAACACATATGTGTCTTTCATTCACAGGTCCATATAAAACATTAAAATTGAGTAAAGGTGGGGCAATTCTAACTGATGATTATCAAGCAATGTTGTGGTTCAAAAGAGCACGATTTAGTGGGAGAAGAGAATGTTCATATCATGACGATAATTTTGATATGTTAGGGTGGAACTTCTATATGATGCCTGAGTTGGCAGCAAGGGGTTTACTTATGATGAGTCAATTTTATAATTTAGATGGTTCTAAGAGACATAATCAAGATTTAGAGTTACCATACCCTGATCTATCAAAATATGACATTTATAAACAATGATAAAAGCACTAATTGGTAATGGTGGTCATGCAAGGGAAGTGATGGCTCAAATGGGGATTAAACTTTTTAGGTTTGTTGATGATCAATATATGGATAATGATACATTACCATTATCTGAATTAGATATTAATAAATATGAGGTAATGGTCGCAATTGCAGATTCAAAAGATAGATACGAGACAACCCAAAGATTACCTAATGGCACAAAGTTTTTTAAATTTATACATCCAACCGCATTAGTAATGGAGGATGTGGAAATTGGTGAAGGTAGTTTTATTGGGGCTAATTCTATTTTAACAACAAACATTAAAATTGGTAAACACGCAATATTAAATAGAGGTAATCATATTGGACATGATTGTGTGATTGGGGATTTTTTTAGTGCAATGCCAGGATCAGTAGTGTCAGGAAATGTTAGAATTTATGACTGTGTGTATTTGGGTAATAATTCATCAATTAAAGAAAAGTTATCAATCCATTCTCTAACTACAATAGGTATGAATGGTGCGGTGGTTAAACATATAGAGGAACCTGGAACATATGTGGGTGTACCTGTAAAAAAATTAAAATAAAAAAATGGAAAAAGAATGTGTATGTGGAGCTAACGTATTTTGTGAGTGTCCTCCAATAAAAGTAGAACAAGTTAATCATCCTAACCATTACGGAGGAGAGGATAATACTTATGAAGCAATAAAAGTTATTGATGCTTGGGAATTAGGGTTTAGTTTAGGTAATACAGTAAAATATATAAGTCGTGCAGGAAAAAAAGGAAAAGATAAAGAACTTGAGGACCTCAGAAAAGCCCTATGGTACCTCCAACACCACATTGAGACACTTGAAAAAGACAGGACTTAATAAAGAGATTGGTATATTAGATGCAATCACAACTCCCGGTGAGTTAATCCGTGAAACACTTATTAATTTTATGTGGGGATTTCTTGGAAATTCAATTGTGGTTTTTGTTACAAAAGAGTTGGACTTTTTGGTTTTAATCAACTATATTGCCTATTACATATTAATTTCTTATATTGTTAATAGGAAGAAATATGAAACTATGTTGGGTAAGTTTATTGTTTTACCTGGTTCGGCCGCAATAGGTGCCTTTACAGGATATAAACTAGCTCAAGCAATAACAAGTGTAATTTAAATAAATAAATAAAATAATGATAGAAACAGGAAAAATTATAAGTGGAGATTGTATTGAAGTAATGAAAACATTACCTGAAGGATCTGTGGACTTAATTTGTACATCGCCTCCATATGGAGTCGGTATTGCTTATGATGTACACGACGACGATGTTGAATTTGATGAGTATTTAGTATTTGCTAAGAACTGGTTAACTGAAGCGTATAACGTATTAAAAGATGATGGTCGTATTGCACTTAACATTCCTTATGAGATTAACAGACAAAAGAAAGGTGGGAGAATTTTCTTTGTTTCTGAAATGTATCAGTTAATGAAACAAATTGGATTTGGGTTCTTTGGTATCGTTGATCTTGAAGAAGAATCGCCACATAGATCTAAGACAACGGCATGGGGTTCTTGGATGAGTCCATCAAGTCCGTATATTTATAATCCAAAGGAGTGTGTGATATTAGCATACAAAAAACACCACATTAAAAAGGTTAAAGGAGAACCTCAGTGGAAAGGAACACCTACTGAGATTGAACAGGAAGACGGGACATTAAAGAAAAAAATTGTATATGAGGAAAAAGATAAGAAAGAGTTTATGGAACTTGTTTTTGGTCAGTGGAATTACTTTGCAGATACTAAATCACTCACCAAGGCAACTTTCTCGATGGACATACCAACAAAGGCGATTAAGATATTGTCCTACAAAAACGATGTGATTTTGGATCCGTTCGCTGGTTCAGGTACAACATTAGTAGCGGCTCAGATATTAGAACGTAGATGGTTAGGTATTGAGTTAAGTGAAAATTACAAACAAATTGCTGAAACAAGAATTAATTATTTCAAAGCTTTAGAACAAATAAAAGAACTCCCATTTAATTAAATGGGATTTTTTATTTTTACGTAGTATTTATAACAAATTATTTATTATGGAAGATGATTATGAATGGGGAGATCACACCATTTCTGAGTTTTAATTTATTATCTGCAAACTTTTTTTTGTTGAAAACTATTTATAACTATGAAGAAAAAGTTAATAACGGAATCAGGAATAAGAAACATCAGAGAATTATCTAAAAGATACCCTGAGGCTAAGATATATTTTCACCAAGATTTAGATGGTGTAACCACCGCTTTAGGTATGAAAAGTTACTTAGAACAAAACGGAATAAAGGTAGTGGACGCTGAGATCATTCAATATGGTGATAAAGAATTTGCAATTAAGAAGTTGGATGCTGAGGGTGATGTTATGCCGGTGTTAGTTGACTTTGCTCATGGTAAACCAATGTTCATTATACATACTGACCACCACGACACACAAGCGGGAGTTGAGCAAGGTACCTCAACTAATTTTAAATCTTCAAGATCTAACGTTGAGACAATATCTCAAACCGTATCTCCAAGAGATATTTTTCCATCTGACGATATCACTTTGATATCTACGGTGGATTCAGCAAATTATGCTCAACATGATATTAGTCCTGAACAAGTAATGAACTATTTGTTTAAGGTAGATAAGGATCAATCACTACAAAAAAACAAAATGATAATGGGTATGGTTGCTAATAAATTATTATTGGCATTCAAAAACAAACCAGGGTTCTTGGAAAATATTGTAATGAATGCAAATCCATCGTTATTAAGTATATTATTAAACATCAGATCTCAGATCAAAGAAAAAAATTATGCTGATGTGGGAGATTTAGAAAAAAACAAAGAGAGTTATGTTCAAACAATGAAAACTCACAAAAATGTTAAAGTTGATGATAAAATTATAGTTCAGTATGGTGGAGGTAGTATGATGAAACCAGGATCATATGATAGATACACACCATTCAGAAATAATCCTGATGCTGACTTCTTGGTGATTGCTTGGCCCTTAGGGTTGGTACAAGCGTCTTGTAATCCATTTAAGAAAGAAAGAGCACTTAAAGGTGTAAACTTAGGTGAGATCAAAGATGATGTCTTAAACAAATGGAAATCACAATTACAAGACAAGGATATTCCTTTATCTACAATAAAATGGATATCAGAATCAGGAAAAGGTTTTGGTGAACAATCAGTTGGTTTTACATTCAGAGATTTTAACGCCTTATATGGTAAAGAATTTAAACAAATGGCAGATGGGGAGGATATACTTGGTGATGTTGAAGTGGCAATGAAAAAACCATTCACTAATTTAACAGATAAAGAAATGAGAATGTTAGATTCTATTAGTGTAAACGCTTGGGATTTAATTCAATCTAATAGTGGGGGACATAAATGTATTACTAACATTTCTGGTTTAAGTTATTTAGGTAGATCTAAAAGACCACCTAAAGATAAATACAAATATAATGAAGAGTCAGATGATACGCCTTATATTAAATTTACCAAGATGGTACAGAATGAATTTGTTAGAGTTTTGAAAGAAAAAATTAATGAAGATGGTGGTAATAGATATGAACCAAATTTTGAGGTTGAAATGACGGAACACGCAAGGTCATTAGGAAACGCTAGAAAACAAGGACAAGGATTAAGATTCTCAAAGTCTGCAGTAAAATCAAATCAAATGAGATTCAGACCAAATAATAGATAATATTAATCTTGTAACATTATGGTATCACCTTCGGTAATATCATACTTTATACAAGTACCACCTTTAAGTTCTAATATCATATCACCATTACCAGTATAACGATCACACTCAGGTGTATTACATGGTTTACAATTATTATGTATTTTGTTGATTTTATTATTTTTTATAAAAATTATATCTAAAGAGATGATACAGTCCTTCATCCAAAAGGAATGATTACTGTCCTTCATTATGAATAACATACCATCAAAACTTTTGTCAAATTTTTTACCCATCATACCTTTTTGTATGTCTTTAGTGGTTATTACACATTTGACATTGAATAAATTATTATTTACTATTAACTCCATATAGTTATAAATATATTCTTATTATGAAATCAAATAGAAGTTCAGGTGTAATATTAAAATTTGGTGATAAAGTTTTGTTATGTAAACGTGCTGACCACGAAACTTATTCAGGGGAATGGTTTATTCCAACAGGTCATTTAGAAAAAAATGAAACACCAAAAGATTGTGCTTATCGTGAATTTTATGAGGAAACAAACATTAAGATTGATCAGGATATAAGTTTGGTTGGATTCATAACAAAGAAAAATAAAAAAGGAGAACCAAAGGGTTTAATTTATGTGTATTTATATGAATCTGATGAAAAAAAGATGCCAAACTTGGATAAGGCAGAAGATGGTCACGAACATTCAGATTGTGGGTTTTTTACGTTAGAAGACCTTCCTGTAGAAAAAAATGAGGAGTTATATAAGATTTTAACAAAAATTTTGTCTTAAAAGTAAAAATTCATTGACTTTTACTAAAGTATTGTATATTTATATTACACAAAAACAACCAATACCCTTCCTTTCTATGAATTAATTGGTTTATCAATATTAATCCCATATTTTTTGAGAAAAAACTATGGGATTTTTTGTGCGATGTCAATTTTATTTGTATATTTGTATAAATAAAAAACATATGGGAACTTACATTAACACATTCAAGAAAAAATTTAACAAGAAAGCAACCCTTGATGAACAAGAAATAATTGTTGGTCAGGCAACATTTCTATGTAGACAAGATTGGTTAGGTAATTACTCACCATCTGAGAATAGAGAAATGACAAGAGCTTATGCTTTGACTAAAAATGACCAACCTGAATACATTACATTTGATGGTGAAATGGTTTATAAAAATAATAAAAAAGGTGTTTGGTCAGACGGATCTGGGTTTTGGGGAGGTATTGACCACAAAAATGATTTTGTTGGGACATTAAAAAAAGTGGGTAGAAAATTTGTTATTGTTAAATAATTTAGTATCTTTGATATATGAATAAGATGGGTTTTAATATAAAAGTAGTTAGTGATAAGTTTGGTGATTTAATCAACGAGACATTCATGGATCAGACGCAATTCAAAATCTTTTTGAAGATGGTGCACGGAGCATTGGTATTAGAAGAAGACCTAAGTTTCTTCAATGGTGATACATTCTTGGTTCATATCCCAAGTAAAGTTTTTAAAGACTCTGTTATTTTCACAAACGTTAAACAAGTTTCCTTAACTGAACAAGTTAAAAGTAAAATTGAGGCGTTGGTAACAATATAATTGTTTCCTTGTTTAGAAAAATAAGGTGGTGGAGTCAGACATATATTCAATGTCGGTACTAAAATGGGAACTTATGTTCCCTTTTTTTATTTATTTTTTATTATATGGTTATATTTATATAATAAATAAATTTAATAAGCAATATTTATGTTACCTAAAATAAAATTAACGGAAAGTGATATCAGAAACATTTTGAGTCAACATGGTGTAAAAACAAATATTTTGGTTGAACAAAGTAATTATACAACTGCAGATATACAGAGTTGGTTAAACTCAAATAAAAGGGCAGGTTTAAGTGTTGACGGTAAAATGGGTATTTTAACGCTTAAGGCCATAAAAAATGCTTTAAATATAGGATAAGATATGAAAATAATAACAGATAGTTTTATAAAAAATATTGTTAGACAAAGTCTGAATGAAAATTACGGTTTGTTGAACGAATATGATATAACAACAACAAGAAAAATTGATAATATTCCTATAGGTAGTACAATAAAAAATATGACACTACCACAATGTCCTGATGGAGGATTTTGTTATGGTACACTTGCTCAGGCAAAGAAAGATGTTGAAAATTTAAGTGCGGGAGGTTCATCCGGACTAATTCAAAAATATTGTCCATCCAAGAATGTTCCTAGTCGAAAGGGTAAAGGAATTAAGATGGGAGAACCAACATATAATACTACAAAAATTCAATCGGTTTCAGCTGGTCTTTGGGAACAGTTAACAGATACCTTTATGGATGATGATATTATTAGACAAGGTTTAGAAAAATTAGAAAATTTTCCAAATTTTTGTAAGTCGGAGGAATTGTATTATGGATATGTTAAAACAATAATAAAGAATGATGAGATTTACCGGTATAATGGATTTGAAGGTAATAATTATTATGGTATTAATAATGATGATGTAGATCAAGCAAATAGTTATTATTTAATAATTGCACAACTATTTCAAAATACAATACAAAATACTGAGGAAGCATATCCTAAATGGGTTGCAGAATTAAATGCAAATTATAAAGCAACTAAAGATGCTGCGGATTTAGTAAATAAAGCCGCAGAAGAGAAAAAAAATACAGAAAATAAAATTAAAGGTGGTGGAGGTCAACAAGTGGAATGGTTAAAAAAACACCCCGCTTTAATTGATAATCCTAAGTTAGTAGACATTGAGGGAGGGGATAAGGCTACTCTTTATAGTTTGGACACAAGTGATCCAGTTGTTAATCAATATCAATATGGTGTACGTTTAGTGAATGCTCCTGGCACATCTGCACACGAAACTTTTCAGGATGTTAGAGTTAAAAAAGGCACCGATGTTGCAATTACAATTGATCCAGATACTGATAAATTTTGGCAATTTGCAATATCTCAAAATGATGCTTGGAGATATGATGGTGTTGCATGGGCTGGTTCTTGGGAAGGGAATGGGCTCTCCATCGCCGACAAGTCAAAAATTGCTTTAACTACATCACCTGATCTTGAAGACGACGAAAAAATAAATAAGAGTATTCAAACAGAGAGAACAAAAGGTTTCAGACACAATTTATTAACTGAGGTAGAATTAAAATATAAAGAAAAACCATATCTAGAAAGTCCCGATGTTGTTGCAATACAAAAAAAATTAGATATTAGTACTGTAGGTGGTTATGGTCCCGAAACGAAAAGGAAGGTTGCGGCATTCCAAAAGGAAAATGGAATAACACCTGTGACAGGAGATGTTGATGAAGCTACTTGGGCGGCAATAATGGCAAAATCGGATCCACCATCTGCAACAGGATATACAAGAGTTTTAAATATTGGTTCTACAGGTCCTGATGTTGAGGCAATACAAACAAAATTAAAGTCAAAAAAAGGTAAATATAGTACCGACACTGAAACTGCGGTCATGGATTACCAAAAAAAATATACAGATTTACCTGACAGTGGTGTTGTTGATGAAAAAACATTTAACCACATTATGACCAATACAAAACTTGGTGTTGATGTACCTATATCATATTCAGGTAAAAAACATAATTACAAAAAAGGTGATTGGATTTCAATAAAACCTAATTCAGGTAGCGACGCAACTCAACTATATGAAAATAATGGATATTTTAGAATATTAGATACACCGGATGATTATACAATTGTTATAGATGCTGATTGGACTAAGGGTGTAACAAGTTATACTCTTGCTGGTGGAACTACCGCTAAAGTTATATTTGGACCTGATGCTGTAGGAGGAGTAAAAACAATACCTACTGTAAGTGACAATTCTACAAAAGGTACAAGAAATAAGGTAGATAACTCAGGTACAAGAAGTAAGGGAAGCACAAGTAGTAGTACTTCAAGTAAAGGTGATGGGGATATTAAAAAAGTTTCACGTAATACAGAATTTTGTAATAACTTAATAGAGATAAAAAAATATTTAAATACTAATAAAGGTTCTAATTTAAGGCTCAATTGTCAAAAAACTCGAAACACAATAAATCAAATTATGTTGGCACTTACAGGTGGAGCTCAAATTAAACCAGTTACTCCAGTTACTCCAGTTGATCAACCTGCAAATAATGTAGTACAATCTGTTCCTGTAACGGATAGGTTGTTTTAATAAAAAATAATAAATTTATGAAGGGAGATTGATCTCCCTTTTTTTATGCCGTTTTTTTTTGTATATTTGTATTATGGAAAAAATACTTTATATTGTTAGAGGCGTACCTGGTTCGGGTAAAACTACATTTGCCAAATTATTAACGTTAAATATTTTTGAGGCAGATCATTATTTTTATGATACTAATGGTAATTACAATTTTATTCCATCTGAAATAAAAGAGGCACACAAAAAGTGTCAACAATTTGTTGAATATGAAATGGAATCAGGTATACCAAAAATTGCAGTCTCAAACACATTCACACAAGAATGGGAGATGAAACCTTACTTTGAATTGGCGGAAAAACACGGATATAAAGTATTTTCTGTGATTGTGGAAAATAGACATGGTGGTGTAAATGTACACGATTGTCCTGAAGATAAAATAGAATTAATGCGTAACCGTTTTGAAATAAAATTATAATGAAAATTAATATAGAAATCCCAAAATTTTTATTGGAAACCGTAGAAGTTGAACTCCCAAAATATTCCAACACGCTTATAAGTATTATTAATAACAACGCCAGAGCAACAAGACCTATAAGTATTGGGAATTTAGGTCAATTAAAATCGGAATTTAAAGGGGAAACATTTGGAGAGTTCAAAAAATTTCTTTTGGATAATAACCCAAAAATGATTGAGACTGCTGTTAAAAAAATATTAAATAAGGCAGAAGAGATGGAATTACTCCCTTCTTATATAAATTATCATACGGTAAAAATTTGGATTGAAAATTTAATATTTATAAAAACTTTTAGAGGTTTATATTTTGAGTCGTTATGTTTTAAAACTATATCAGAAAAGTTTAATATGGAATTTATAAAGGGAACCATTGAAGATGATTCAAAAGGGATTGATGGGTATTTGAATAATAAACCGTATAATGTAAAATCATCAACTTATAAAAACAAACACGATAAATCAACAAGAGTTAATTGTGATATAATTTTTTATAATATTAAAAAAAATACTTTAGAAATAGAATATAATGAAATTTGATAAAATATTAACAACAGGTAGAGTGTGGGTCACGTCTGATCCGCACTACAACCATAAAAACATTTGTAGAGGAGTTACCGGTTGGAGAACACTTGATGGGAAAGTACCGAAAGATAATACAAGAGATTTCCAAACGTTAGAACTAATGAATAACACATTGGTTGATAATATCAATTCAAAGGTTGGTCAAAACGACACATTAATTATGTTAGGTGACGTTTCATTTGGTGGTTTTGAGTTTATTAAAATTTTCTTGGACAGATTGGTATGTAAAAACATTCACTTGGTTCTTGGAAACCATGATCACCATATCAGAAACAATAGGGATAACATTAAAGATATGTTCTTATCTGTTAGTGATTACTTACAGGTTAACATTGTTGGTGAGAACTTTGTAATGACTCACTATCCATTTGCAAGTTGGAATGGACTTAACAAAGGTGTTGTTCACCTTCACGGACACGTTCACTTACCCGCAAGTAAAAAATGGGGTAAAGGTAAAAGATTAGATGTTGGTATGGATGGTAACAACCTATACCCATATAGTTTAACTGAGATTGTACACATGATGGATAAACGAGACATTGTTTCTGAAATTGATAATGATCACCATCTAGATGATATAGTTGGGGTTGTAGGTTAAATGACAACTCCAATATATTTATTACTATGAATGATACGTTTGCTTATGACTCACAATTTTTACCTGGAACACAAATTACCGTTGTATTTAAAGAAAATCCAAATTATGGTCAATTAAATGAATTTTTTAATGATTATGGTTATGGGTTTTATGTTCCTGAATTTAAAACAATTTTTATAGATGGTGAGGTTTTTTTAGGGGAAGATGGATTAACTATGGATGATTTACGTTTTATAGAGGCACACGAAATATCACATTTAATATTAAACCATGATGGCCCAAGATCTGAAAATGATGAGTTGGAAGCTGATTTAGGAGCATACATTCTTTTAAAGAATAAAAATTTACCCACTGATCGTCTTGTTGATGAGTTTGAATATAGACACGGAATAGAATTCTCTGAAGATCTTATAAATAAGATTGGAAATAAATTCCCACATACATTAAGAGAGAATAGTATAATCAATTGGGAACTACATCAACAACTGATGAAAAATAAAAACCGAATTTAAATTCAAAAAATAGTAGTTAGTTTAGATTATTTTACTATCTTTGTTCTTATATGAAAACCCCATGTAAGGAATGTCCTCACGTTATTAAAAATCGTCATAATGATATGATTGTGGAGTTCGGTAAAAGAACAGGAAAGAAACATAATTGTCATATGACCGAAGGGGTGAAAGATTTGTGGAATATTAAAAACAAAAAATTAGAATGTTATGGATCAAAGAGAGATGATTTATGGAGTATGTGATAAGACAGGGAAATGTGATTCCTATTTTGGGTTCTTCAAAAATGAGAAAGATGCGGAACACGAAGTTGAAATCCAATCCAACAGACTTAAGGAAGACTTGGGTATGATGGATATTGACATTCAAACAGACCGAGCATTATTCAATGGTAAATTAGTAATAGTAATTCATAGATACGTATTAAGATGAAAACAAGAGAAACTAAATTTGGAACATATATAGAAATGGAAACAGAAACAAGCACAAAATTGACTGGTGATAAAATCACGGTATTTGTGGAGAGATTGAA